CCATTGTAGAAGCCTTCATAACTCGGGCTGTGGTCTTTTCTAGGGCTGCAACTTCCTTCAGGAGCCCAGCCTCATACCTCTGTGCGGCCTCCTGCTGAGTCGCCAATTGAGACTCCCACCAAGCAGGCCCTGCAGGTTTGTAGCCTTCCAATGTGGAGGCCTTCATAACTCGGGCTGCAGCCCTGTCCAGCACGGCAGCATCCTTAGCAGCAGCCTCTACCCGAGCCAGCTCTACCTTCTTGGCAGCCAACCGGATAGCTTCTGCCTCTTTGTCAGCCATAGTGCTGATAAGGGCTATACGTGTCTCGTCATGCTTGGCCAATACCTGCCCACTGCCTTGTATGCCTTGGCGAACAGTACCCACAAAGTCTGAGCCATACTTCTTGGTGGCCAGCTTCTCAGCGTCGGCAGACCCACTCTCTAGCATGCGCCGAATACTCTCGGAGCGCTTTTGAATGTTGGCCAGCATGGTGCTGGAGCCTTTTTCGCTAATCTGCTGTAAGGCCGTATTGGTGTCTGTCGCGTACTTGACATTCAGCGCCATATCTCGCTCGGCATCGGACATGCTTCTGCGGCGGGCAGCAAGCGCCTCCCGCTCGGCTTGGCGCTTCAAGCCCTCCACACGCTTGAACTCGGCAAGTTGAGCGGCCTGGAACCCGCCCAAGTTAACCCCTTGGCTCCGCCAAGCTGCCAGCTCTTCACCCTGCAACTGCCCCATCACAGCTAGTCGATGTTCGTAAGCAGACCTCAGTGCCGTGGTCTGCATATGCACCAAGTTGAGGGATAGCTTGTCGCCGCTCTCAATCTCCTTAAGCATCAACTCTTGGGCGTGTTTGAAGCTCCCGGCAATTCCGGTCTTCTCCATGGACTTCATTGCTTCAGACATCCGACCAAGGCTGGACTTGGATGAGGTGCCGAGCTGTTCTACTTTTGAGTCATAAGCCGCCGCAGATTTTATAAAGGAACCAAAGGACTCCTCCTGAGCTTTTAAGTTCTTAGCGGTGCTGGGGGAGGCAAAGGCATGCGCGAAATCCACACCAGCAGGAGCAGCAGTCTTTAGGGCGGTGGCGGCTTTGGTGGCCGTATCGCCAAGCTTGTCCAGGCTTTTATCCAGGCGGTCGAGCTTAGCCAGGTCTCCCTCGGGGATATTAACGCCTATCTCAAGTTTGTCATTGCCTTCGCTCATCGGGTGCTCCTGTAGGATTAGCGATTTTACTCGCTGCCATCGTCATTCACTAGCGACAAAAACGATAAAGCCAGCACTGAGGCTGGCTTTATTTGCTTTTCTCTGCCTGAAAAGACTTGTAGGCCCTATCAAGTACCCTTATACCCCACCATAGGTCTTGGGCATCATGTAGCCCTATTCTATGGTGAGCACAGTAGGCGTTGAACTCTACCAAGGTCAGCCGGTTGACACCGGCCATCGCCGCCTGCCTCGTCTCTGACAAATCCCAGAAGACCTGCATTGTGTAGCTCAGGTGCTTCTGGATTGTCGGCCTTCTGGCCAAGGCGGCCGGCTTTATGCCTGAATTTTCTTCAAACTCAAGCAGTTCCTTTATGGAGGCACCCCACTCAAGTTCCCAGATCAGGCAGTCCTCTAGTTTTTTGCGTCTTCAGCCTCTTGCTCGGCCTTGAACGATTCAAAGTCTTCGCTTACGGACGAGATGTAGCGGCGGAAGTCCTTGATGGCCAACAGACGCTTAGCATTCTCAATGCTATATTCCAGCTTCTCGCCCTTGATAGATACGTCACCCTTCCAACCCAACAGGATTGTCTTGGCCATAACTTCGCCCATCAGGCTCTCATTGAGCGCTTCAGCAGCCTCGCCCTTAGACTCCAAAGCAACTTTATTACGCTTGTACATACTGGCCAAGAGGCGGTTGTACTTGGCGTTGCCAGCACGAGCTACCAAGAAGCTCACGCCGTTGCCGTACTCGACCCAGCGTCCGTCTTGCTCAGCTTTTTCATCTACAGCGAAGGTGGAAAAAATATCTAACATAGGATTCCTTGTGGTGGTGGTTGATTGATTCCGGTACAGAGTATATCGCAAAGTGATAGACCCACGGCTAAAGCCGGGGGCTTCATGCTTCACAGGCAATAGCCGCCACGGATGACTTACGCCCCCGCTTTGGTCTTACATCGCCTCCACATGCAGTAACGACCAATCCGGCCGCTAACATTCTTTTTGCTTCATTGCGAATATTGATTGCGGCGTTCACGTCTCTATCGTGAATTTCACCGCAAGCAGCGCAAGTCCAGCCCCTAACCTCCAAGGGCATTGATGGGGCTTTAGTCAAGCAGCCAGAGCACAATTTGCTAGAAGGGAACCACCGATTGACTTCGATGTACCCCTTGCCGGCTTTTTGTGCCTTGTACTTGATGAACCCCGTGAACATACCCCAGCCCGCATCGCCAATTGACTTTGCTAAGTTGTGGTTTTTCATCATGCCTTGCACATTCAACCCCTCGACCGCTATAACTTGGTTTTCGTCAACAATACGGCGAGACAGTTTGTGCAGGTAATCTTTTCGCTGATTTGCAACCTTGGCGTGAACCTTGGCTACCAAGACGCGAGCCTTGTTTCTATTAGCAGAGCCTTTTTGTTTGCGCGCTAGCTTTTGCTGTTTGCGCTTGAGGTTCTTTTCTGCTTTTCTAAAGAATCGTTTTGTGTCAAATTTAGAACCATCGCTTGTTACGGCGAAAGTCTCAAGACCAACATCAACACCAATGAATTTACCCTTGTAGGAGGGTGCTGGCACTTCTAGGCCGTCATCCATCAGGATTGCAGCGTAGTAGTGACCGCTTGCATCTTTCGATACCGTGACCGTCTTCATAGTGCCAACTAGCTCACGATGCACTACAGCTTTGACGTGGCCTATTTTGGGCAGGTAAATCTTGCAACCGTCAACAATCTTGACACCCTGTGGGTATTGGATGGATTGCTTACCCTGTTTACTTTTGAACTTGGGGTACTTCGCACGCTTCTCAAAGAAATTGACGAATGCACGGGACATATGCAGGCTAACGCTTTGTAGGACTTGGCTATGCACCTGAGTCAACCAATCAAATTCTTCTTTTAGCGCAGGCAGGCGTGCATTCAGTGCAAACTGACCTAGCCCTTTGCCTGTTTCTTTGTAAGTCTCTTGTGTTTTTGCCAAGCTGTTATTCCAGAACCAACGCGCACAACCAAATGCCTGAGCTAGCTTTTGCTGCTGCTGCATGTTCGGGTAGATGCGTATATGGGTTGCTTGAAACATTTGCTTATTGTATATCTAATTTATGATAAGTGCAACAAGTTGTTCAAATTATTCCGAAGTTGCCTTATACCCCAAGCCTGGGGGCGGGATTTACGGAAAACTGTTAAAAAGGCTCCGAGAAATTTCTTTCCCGGAGCCAAAAGGTTGGTACCACCCAACCACCACGAAATTTAGACAGCTGCCACGCCGAAGGCGTCTAAAAACACTACCTTCTGCAGGGTAGCATCAGCATTAGAAGCGTCACGCAAAGCAGTGAACTTAACATCAGCCATCAAGTCAGCATCCTTGCCGCCAGCGGTAATCTGGTAGGAAGAGATGGTAACTGCAGGCAGAGAGAACACATAACCGTTCCCTGCGCCATCCATTGTGGAAAAGGCCAAGGAGGTCAAGGTGTTGTTCACGAACTTGTCGAAGATAGTCTTGTCGGCAAAGTAGATGGACATAGAGCCAGTCAGGGCGATAGTTCCGCTACCGATACCAACGCTACCCAAGGAGCACAGAGCATCTTGTTCGCGCAGAGCATTGTCGTAGTCCAAGCTGAGGGACTTGACGAAGGTGCTGGACAATGGGACACCGCCCTCCCACACTTGGCAAGAGCTTCCTGTGACGCCGGACTGGATGTCGAAGGTGTAGCTGGACACTGGAGTTCCAGGCAACACAGTCGCAGTAGTCATGGCTGCTTGCTTACCAACAAACGAGAAGTTGATGGTAGACAGATTACCCGACTGGATGGAAATAGCCATCTTGCTTGGGGTCATTCCAGTGAAGGCTTCAAACACGCCCACGTCAGTCATGTTCTTCTCAATGGTGTAAGAAGTCTGAGTGGTTCCATGGGTCAAGCGGCGAGTCTGCACAGAGCAGGTGGCGACAGCAGTGCCTACGGTAGCAGGGGTGCCAGCATCCAAGGTGATTACGGTGGCCGTCGGGGCAGTCACAGAACTCACGCGGAAGAGCTTACCGTTGTTCACACCGCCAGTTGTCAGACGGAACCACTGACCTTTTTTCAGGTTGGTGAAGGCGCTGGTAGTGGTGGGGGCCACAGAAGCAGTGATGGTGGTAGCAGTGAAGTCTGCAGTGAAAGTGGTGCCGATACCGTTGGTACCATGGACAGAGAACGTGCTCTGCAAGGTGGATTCCATCAGGCGGTCGTACTCGCGGTACTGCATCTCACCGTTCAGGTCCCCGGAGCACTTAGCACCAGTAGGGACCATGCTGGAGGACGAGCGGGTAGAGTTGATTTCCGTAGACACAGCTTTGGTGATGTCATAGGTCAAGCTCTCGCCGGTGATACGAATATTCAGGGGGTTACCTGCAACAGGGGTAACGCCGAAAGTGGCTTCAGGGATGTAGCGTACCTGTGCGGCGCTAGTGCTTGCGAGGATGGGCATATGTGGCTCCTAGTAAAAGATGTTGAAGTTTGCACTTTTATCTGGAACCTGTAGCCCATTTACTGCTGAGTGCGGCACTCCTGTCAGTGGGTCACTGACGACAGGTCATTAGTTGTCATCAGCCCAGAATGGAACTAAGGCCGGATAGTAGACCCACCCCTTGAACGCCTGCTCTCTGGCGAAGGAGGCCATGCGAGTGCGGACACCGCCGAACTGAGAGCGCTGCAAGGCTCGATAGAAGTGCTCCAAGAGCACCAAGGCCTTGGCTGACCCTGCTCCTTCCTTGGTAGCCGCCTGCAGGTGTATCTGGCCGACCTTCCGATGTATCGGGTTTGCACTCAGGTCTGCTTGTGCGCCGTCCAAGAATCGGATGTTCACCACCAAGAACGGGTCAAGCTGCGTTGCCGTATCGACTATGATTCGGTTGTCGTATTCAATGACAAGTGGGTAGCCTGTAAAGCTGGCCTTGGCAGCTTCTACAGCAGTAACTATACTTTGACGGTGTTGTTCAAGTGTGGCCATTATGAAATCCAGTTGTATTTGTACTTCTGTATAATATAGTCTACAAAAGCTATGCCTTCTAAGTGGCGATGTATAGGCCGGTAGTTGGGGTCCATGTTTCCGGTCTTGATGCTACCGGAGATTGGAGAGGAGTTGACAAGTGTTACCTTGGTATTGTATTTTATCGTGCTGATGACAGCCAGCCCGCTTGCCAAGGGTTCTTGTATAGCCTCTGGATGGCCTGCATACCTTACCTTATCGTAGTATTCCTTGATCTGGCTGGAATCCCTATGATTAATACTACGGTACTCGTTATCTAGTTCAGTCTTATACCAGTTTTTAGTGTAGCCAGTGTGTGGACTATTAGCTGTAACTACCTGCCAGTTAGAAACGAAATCTCCAGAATACTGTGGAGATTCCTTTAGAACTGCTTTCAAAACCTGTGTAACTTTTTTCTTGACGAACTCAGTCGGCCTACTCTTGATGAGGGCTCTTTGGGCTTTCGTTTTGCTCAGAAACGAATTTAAGTTCTTTACTTCAATTCCGGCCATACTCAACCTCGACGGATGTGCAGGCTCCAAGCATCTTGGTCTGAGACTATGGCAATAATTCTCCAACTCTCAGAATTAACCACTACGTTTTGACCGACTACTGGGCTAACTGACGACTTAGCAACAATCAACGCCATGTCACCAGCCAAGTTGCTTGGGCTTGCTTGCGTGCGAAACTCATAGACCTTGTAGTAGTCCAAGAGGATTGACGGCACCGTCACGCTGGCAGCGCTGTAAGTGTCGAGCACGGGATTGTACACGCCAGTGCTGGTGAAGGTGGAGGAAATTACGCCGTAATCAATTTCGTCGCATTGAGCTGTCTTGAAGCCTTCCAAGGACAGGTGGACCGTGCGTACACGGTAGAGGGTTGGGCCCTGCTTAACCAAGGTCCCTTTTGCGATTACTGCATTCTTGCTGAAGTGGAAAATCCAGAATGGGTCATACTGGGCGTCAGTGACGCCGTTCACAGTGTCCTTCAGGTAATCCCGCTGCCCATGCTGTGCGGTAACTACGGTGCCGGAGCATGCTTGGCCAGGTGTGACAAGGCTGAATAGCCCGCTGCTTGCCTTCATCCAGTAAGACGCTCGGATAGCCCCTCCCCGCCACTCATCCAGTATTCCATCACCAACTACCCACATCTCATTCAGTACGTTGATTGTGGAATGCGTGGGAGTGGTGATGGATGGGTCAACGCTCAGTACCCGGCGCTTAGCTGTACTGCCGTCGGGCGAGGCCTCTAGGAAGGTTGACACCTGTGCCTTGAACAGCAGAGCATTGTTGTAGGCATCGTACACCGGGCAGGTGTCAAATCGGCGGGCAGCAGCCTTTAATTTCATGCTGTCACCGGGTCTTTGGCCAGGCCTGCAGCCACTGTGAATATTGGCGTGATACTCTGGGGAGGGGTGTAGCCGTTCAAGAGGGTAAGGGAGGCTTGTAGCCGTGCCCGAATGCTGACATACCCTGCATTCACCCCGTTGCGGACAGTCTCGAAGGGGTCTGCAAAGCGCTCAAATGAGGCCCGACCGTCTGTAACCTTTAGGGGGCTGAATAGGGGCAGGGAGGTGAGCAGTAACTTGCTGTAGGCATAGGCAGAAAACATGTTTGCTACTGCGAACACCTTGGTCTGCAGGGCTGTCCGGGACATGACAGGGGTGGCCAAGATGGAGTCCAGGAGTGCCGGCAAGGTCGAGTCTATGTCCGACAGCTCAAGTTCCAGTTGGTCGGTGAAGACCTTTAGGTCAAGTGTAGCGTCTTCGAGTTCTTCGTCGGAAACTCCAAGGACCGCTCGAACTTCATCTGGGGTGGTGCGTGTTAGGGCCATGCGTCGATTATGGGCGGCTTTGTAGTTTTTGGGTGCTTAGGTGGTGGAAGATGGCAGTTTGTGATATACTGGCTTCAACAGCTTCTGAATACCTGTAGGAAGGGTAGAATTCAAAAGCTGTTAAAGGCCTACCGCCTGTGCTTTCGTGTTCCTACCACGGAGGTGCAGGCGGTTTTCTTTTGGAGATTGAGATGAAGAAGAGACCGATTCGGATTGAAGGTGACGTGGCTTATGTGACCTTAGCTTGTGGGGCGGAAGCAATCATAGACGCAGAAGACGCTGAGCTGGTGGGTCAGTATAATTGGAGCCTATGCACTGGGTATGCAGCTACAAGCCTATACCCTGTCGGAGAGAAACGTAGAAGCATAAAACTGCATCGACTTGTTATGGGGGAACCTGAAGGTTTTGAAGTAGATCACAAGTACGGCATCAGGCTGGATAACAGAAAAGCACATTTGAGGCTGGCCACAAGATCAGATAATAACCATAATGCCAAGGTCCGTCGTGACAATACCTCCGGTAGGAAAGGCGTTTCGTGGCATAAAAAAGTTAAAAAGTGGTTCGCCCAAATAATGTATATGGGCAAACAAAAGCATTTAGGCTACTTTTCCGACCCTGACGCTGCCTATGAGGCCTACTGCCAAGCAGCACTTAAATACCATGGCGAATTTGCCAGAACAGAATAATAAAATGGCCCTAAAAGGGCCATTTTTACTTTTTAGGCTTACTCTCGTCTGGGTCCACCCATCTCTGGATGACGGGCTGGCCTTTGACCCAGTCCGTCTCCTTGGCTTTAGTTGGTACCCGTGGTTCAAAGCGGCAACCGCTTTCTGGGTCTACAAACGGAAATCCAGCTGTGTTGATTAACCAGGTGCCTGTCTTGTCGTGGATGGTTTGATTCATAGGTATTCAGGGGAGACTTTCGCCTCCCCTGTTATTTTAATTAGCTGATTGTCAGCACATCAAAAGGACGCAGATCGCTGTCGCCTAATGAGCGGAACACTTCCTCAGCCCAGTCAAGGCGCATAGCTGTACTGCGCTTCATGGCGTAAGCCTCAACAGCAGTGTAAGCTGCTGCAGTGTTGGTAACACGAGAGATAGCTACCGACGCATCCAAGGCATACACCGTGTTAGCTGGCACTGGGCCACCTTCAGCAGCGGAGTCAACCAAGAAGATGCGAACGTCGTTGCCAAAGCCTACGTTAATCAAGCCTGCTTGTGGGTCTACACGAGTCAGAGTTGGGTCGTAGTTATTTGAGCCTGGACGACCTGTGCGGCCCTCAATTTTCAAATACGTGTCTAGGTCCATCACTAAATGACTGATCTTTCGGTATTTACGGCTCCTGGCCAAAAACTTGACAAAGGCTTTGTGAGTCAGAACGCCACCTGTAGCTGCTGCATCCAGAGATGTAGAAGTCACTGCAGCAACTGCACCTACGTTCAGGTCACCATCTCCGTTGTACAGAGCATTGATATAGCGGTAAACCCGCTCGTCACGCTCGATCTGCAGGTAGTGAGCTACGGTACGAGTGACATAATCTATGTTCGTATTGCGCAGAGCAGCATCAGTCCACTCCATGCCGATATTCCAAGCGCCAATGCGACGGATACGGTCGCTGGTCTTGAAGAACAGCATCTTGGGTGGTTCAGCGCCTTGAGCAACGCGAGCTGCTTTAGAGTCCTCTGGGCCGCCAAGTGTTTTGTAGTCCACTACGGGCTGTTCAAAATGCTCCGTGTCAACACTGATGTTGTTGGCAATCATTTGCTCAAACACGCCAGAGTCGGTAGTGCGGTCTTTTTGCATTTCGGAAGTGATCTCACCAATAACAGCGATGTTCACAAATGCGCGAGAAGCAGTGCCGAAGGGGCTTGCGTTTTGCTGGGTGTTGGCAGAGAAGCCGGAAGAGCCTGCAGAGCCGTCCAACAGAGCACCAATTTTGGTGGCACGGAAGCCGAATGGGTTATTGCTGCCAGGGCGAACCAGGCCGATGGACGCTTTGAACTGGTCAAAAGCAGTACCAACGGACAGGTCTGCATCAGCAAACTTACGGTTCATCTCAGCGATTGGGTCGCCGGACTTCACCATTGCCACTAATTCTTCAGCACTGGGTGCCCACTGTTGTGTTCCGCCCGAGCGGTCGATGTATGCAACTTGCATGTTAGTTCCTTTCAATATTTGATTAGTCGCGGCCAATGACACCAACAGTGCCTACTGCGCCGGTGCCTACTGGGCCCAAGCTCAGAACACGCCACAGATACTGTTGAGTACCTTGCGAAGTTGCCTTGCAGACTTTGGGATAAGTTGTGAGGGCAGTGCCTTTTGGTACTTGAGTACCAGCAACAACCCAGTCACCAACGGAAATAACGCCGACGCCGGGGGTAGCTTGCAAGCCGTCAAAAGTCACGCGAGCGCGACCTTCGCAATAGACCGAGCCGATGGAGTAGCCGTTTTGAGGGGCCATTTCCACTGCATAGATCAGGGCTTCAATGTTATCGCCAGCCACAGCCAGGTCATAACGGGACTCACCTGCGAGTTTGACGATCTTGCCAACCTCTTTGGTGTCTACTTGGTTGCTAGTACCCGAACCTGCGCCCAGACGTACAGCCATGGCCGCTTCGTCTGGTGCTGTTGGGGAGATGAAATGGTCGAGAGCCATAGTCAGGGTCCTTTACTTTGATTGAGAAGATTTCACCGCATGCACGAATAATGGGTTCACCAGTGCAGCTACGGGCTTATCCGATACTGCGTCTGATTTGGCTGCGGTAACACCACCCACCTTGAATTTGGATTTGAACAACTCGCTCACTCTGCTGTGTTCTGCCATGACTTCAGAGTCAGCGACGGCAGCTACATCCAAGTTTAGTGGTACGCTCATAGCCTTGATGCTGCTGCGTGCGAAAGCCAGAAGCCCAACATGAGAAGCCTCTAAGGCAGTCATCTGTGCTTTGATGGTTTCGGACTCAGCGATAGCTGCATCATGAGCCAACTTTGCTGACACGAGTTCAGCTTGCAGGCTTTCGATTGTAGGCTCAAGAGATTCAGCTGCTGCAGCCACTACGGTCTCAGTGACGACAGTAGCAGTAGCGGCCACAGCAGATTCTGTAACTTCTTCTAGGTCAATACCAGCAGCCAGTGCTGCAAGGTATTCTGGGGTAATCGGTTTAGGCATAGTTGCTCCTTCTTGCGCCTGATTATCGTCCTGTACTTCAGCAACTAAGGTAGGCTTAGTGCGAACTGCGGGTTTATTGGCAGAAGATTTCAAGGATTTTGCGTAGATGAAGGCGTCAGTGAGGGACCCAAGGCTGTCTATCAGCCCCGCGTTCACTGCTTGCTTGCCTACAAACTCTTTCCCTTGGCCGAAGGCTGCATCTGCAGCAGTCAAGCTCATGCCACGGCTATCGGCCACATGGGTCAGGAACACATCATAAAGTGCGTTTGCTTTTGCCTGTGCATCGGCCAAGGCTTTATCTGTCAGGTCCTCATAAGGGTTCATCAGGGCTTTGTCTGTACCTGCACGGATTACGGTGACCTTGATACCGTCATTGGCCAACTGTCGGGCCCGACTTGCATGCACCATCAGCACCCCAAGTGAGCCAGTGATAGAGGTCTCGCTTGCATACATCTTGCTGGCGCTAGACCCGAGCCACAGGGCTGCCGAGGCCATAGTACCACCTGTGTACGTGACTACAGGTTTGATCTTGTTCACTTCTGAGATCAGCTTAGCTGCGTCATTCACGCCCGCGACTGCACCGCCACCGGAGTCAATGTTCAGAAGGATGCTGTTTACAGACTTGTCAGCCACTGCCTGTAGGATTGCATCCTGAATGTCAGTGTACCCCACAATCCCAAACATACGCATGAAGCCTGCCGAGCCAGATACCAAGCTGCCTTCAATGTTAATCATGGCTACACCGTCCTGCACATCAACCATAGATGGCAGGCCATAAGGGTCAGTGGGCTTGGACTCGACTTTGGCAGCCTCAAAAGCATCGTAAGATGCTTGGGTGCCCAACCAGATATTTTCAAACATTAAGGTCTCCATTCAGTGGGGCTACAGGCCCGCTCAGTCGAGTCTACCCTATGCAGGGTGGAACCGGCGGACTCTGGAGAGCCAAGTGCCATATAAATGGCAGTCTCATCAGGAGCTTACAGCAAAAGCATTCTCTGCTGCCTGTCGGGCTGCCCGCAGGTTGGTCTCAGCCGCCGAGCTATTTCCTTGCATGTAACCCCATACGGCAGAGGCTATGGACTCAGGGGTCATACCTGTTCCACCCGTGGATGCTATGCTGATAGCCTGCACCGGCTGTGAGTAGTTCACCCGCACAGTGAATCCTCCGGCGGTATTGACAAATGGGTCTCCGCCACCTTCAACAAGCAGTATTCCGCTGGTTACATTCAGGGTGTGGTTGGCCTCTTGAGGTCGGATTCTCCAGCCATTCTGCAGGTAGACATAGAAAGGCACTGATGTGCCCGCAGCGACGTCAATCGCATCCCCACCGAGTAGGCGCATCGCCTGAAGATACTTTCCGTTATCCGAAGCAGCATGCCACCGCACCCAGTCACTCCACAGTGACTGGACGCTCAGAGTTGTGGTGCCAAGTGACAGGGTGATTAGCTTGGTCGCACCATTGAACTGCGTGGTCATTCGGGCCCCTTAGATGTAGGCGCGGTCGGTTTCAGCCACTAAAGAGATGGTGATGCCTTTTGCGCGAGAGATAGTACCCCCGAATTGTACGGGCTTTGCGCTTCCTGGCTTACCAGCGACCACAGTGACGTTGGCATCGGTGCCGGGTGTACGCCCACCTTGGGTATTTGCATCATAGTCAAATGTGAAGCCGACGCTTCCTGCACTGAAGGTTCCTGTGATCGGAGTACCTGTGCTGTCGTTCACCGTGACAGCACCGGACTCGCCGAAGTCATCCAGTACACCGGGCAGTGTCGTGAACAGCATGCGGTAGTAGCTGCCAGAGCCCACAAGTGGTAAGTTAGCCGTAATATTGCCGCCAGAGATATAGGGGTAGCTGCGCTGAACACTATTCTGGTCTGTAAACACAACCCGGTTGACATCGTTGCCGTTCAGGTTGGAGATGAACACGCCCTGAGTAGTGTAGAGGGTGTCACCCAAGAAGTTAACAAGCAGGCTGGCCGTCTTGCCAATGACGGTGCCGGCACCGCTGTCGATGTCGGTGTTCTGGCGCAGCAGGTACTGAACCTTGGTGTAAATCTGCTCCAGCGTCGCACCGTTGCCGTTGATTACAACTCGGAATGGGTAGTTGGTGCCGCCGATACTCTGATTCTGGTTTGTAGCTGAGTAGGTGACAGTGATGTTGTCGTAAGGCGCGGAGGCCATAGCAGAATCAAGGTCTGTAATCTTGGTGTCAGCCTCATTGGAAAGTAGCAGGTTGACGATATACGCCCCTGTAGCCGTCTTGCCAGTATCGGCCAGCACGGAGTCCTTGTACTTATAGCCCTGCTCGCGGACGTAGCCCTTGAAGTAGGAACGATTATCGAACCCGCCGCTGCTGACATCCCCGTAGACCTGCACACCGATGTTTGCAGCATCAGTGAAGGTGAAGTTGGCCGAGGTGCCGCCGCTGGTCTTCTGGTAGTAGAGCTGGGCACCGCTATTCACCGTGCCCAAAGACACGATTCCGACGTAGACTCGGTTCAGTGAGCCTGTGGAGGTGATGGCGGGTAGGGCGCTGCTGCTGGAATACTCTTCCCAGCCACCATCACGCAGCATGTTGCGGGTGGTGTCATCCGCGGGCTTCCAGCTGTTATAGAATTGGCCATCAGTACCGAAGCGGTACTGTCCAGACAAGGCGTCCAAGGCGTACATCGGGAATGGGCTATCTTGGTAAGTCGTTGTAGTCCACAGGTCGATGAACTTAGAGTAGAGTGCTTGGATAGTCACCCCATCCTTGGCCACCAGGTTTCCTGCAGCCACCAAGGTGAATGTACGGGCTGCTTCATTGATAAGCAGCTCGGTGCCTACGTTGAGCTGCCCTTTAGATGTGATCTTTGCCATGTCTACTCCTACTGATAGTTTCTATCTGCCACTTGTGCGACAGGGATGGTTGCGGCAACGCCTGGCAACAGGTAGTTGCGTATGAAAAATGGCACATACCCGGCGCACAGGATACCAATATCCACGTTCTGGATTGTAAGGTATCCATAGGTATAACTGCTGGTTGCAATGCTGTCCCCAGTGTCAATTACGTTGGTTGTCCCTGCTTGATAGACCACAATGTCTGACCCAGGCTGGATGCCAGAGACTGTCAAACCTATGGTGTCGAGCGGGTATAGCGCTGCATTTTGAATGGCGAGTGTGGTAGTTCCGTTGACAACAAAACTCGTCAATACGTTAGTCGTATTCGCTACGGCGCATGTAATTCTAAATTTGAACTTAAATCCGATCGTCGGGCTGATACCAGTCTCGGCTAGCAAGTTTGCGTTACTAACAGTCTTGAATGTTCCACTGAACCCAGAACCTTTATCTAAATCATACTCAAAATTGTGATTCACTAAACCCGTTCCGGTGTTTGCAAAGCTAGTCAACCCGGTCCACCCAAGGATATAATAGTTCCATGTCCATGTTATAGAATCACCGACGTTCTGCATAACCAGGTAACCAGTAGATGTAAATTTGGGTGTACCCGCATTTACCGTGTAAGCGCTGGCTGTAGACAGGGACTTCTCTGTAAATACTAAAAATGCGCGTGTTGTTGTGTCAGCAGTGAAGGCATCATAGAAATGCATCCCATCAACGTGAGTGTAAGAAGTCGGAACAGAGCCGTTATTCTGCCTATTTCCACGAACAGTCGAGTTGTACCAGTTGGGGCCCTGTACAAGCGCAGCATTGGTGTTGTAGCAGTTCTGAAATCTAACAGATTGCGTTGTATTCGTAGAACTTGACAATCCAATACGTAGGTTATTAGTCCAGATGCGCTGGAACTTGATATTCTTATTCAATCCACCGTCAGCATAGATATAACCAGTTCTAAAGGATGCGTTCGATCCACCCTCGTATGGTACTGCTGATGTTCCTGTCCCGGTAACAAGAATATCAGAGCAGGTGTTCATATAAACTAAACCACTAAGGGCATGAACATCAGAAACACCAACCCAGTTAGCAATATTAGTAAGAGCACCCTGCTTACAATTTGACATCAACTCTATTGCCTGAGTTGGTACTGCGGAACCAGTTGTAGCCTTTGGGTTATCAGCATAGTAGACATTAGTTACTGTCCAGTTAGAACACGCAGACATAATCAAGCGCTTACCAACAAGTTCTACGTTCGTAACCGTCAGGCTGTCGCATGTATTAAAAAATATAGGACCGGCTAGGGCCGTTGCATCAGACGCGTATTGACCACGAACATCAGTAATAGTCCAACCGCCATACAGGTTTACAAAGTAAACCGCATACCCTGCTGTAGAGATTTGCTGCGATCTTAGACCACTAATATTTGTAGCTGTACCGCCATTTAAGCACTGCTGAATTACAAATGCGTTTGAGGCATACGGTGTTGATTGATTTGAGCAACCAATATGAACATTATTTAATATCGAAGGGGTAGAAGTTTCTGCCAAAACAAACTGCTCACAACCGTGCATATTCTGGATATTAACAGAGTACGGTTGTTGAATATTCCAATACCAAGCCCCTGTCACTCTATCTACGCTAACAACACCAGAACTTGAAGTCGCAGTTTCATATCGAGTACCGACTGTACCACTTGGAACAGAATTAACCCCATACCCGATTGTTAAATTTGTGTTACTGCATAAGATGTTTGGAATTCTAATGTTGCAACCAGAAACTGGTAAATCACCTGCAGCAGCAGCATCTCTACCCATGCCGATAGTCATTAGATTGTTATCAGAAATTCCAACATACCTGCATCTATTATCTGTACTCAAACTTGATGCAAGGAATAAATTTCCAGCATTAGCCCAGAATTTATATACACCAGACCCCGGTGAAGTCTCTATCTCAACCCCGCCTACAACCGTTGTTCCAGAACCAAATGACGGTAGCTGAACTGTTTGACCGCGAACTCCCGTGGTTGTACCCAAACTAAACCAATCGCCAGACACCGTGAGTGAGTTGAGTCGGTTAATCGTCAAGGCCATCGTTTCTACACCAACAATCTCAACCCATCCAGTCTCCTCTGGGCCTGTCGCTGTCGCAGAAATCCCCGTAAGAGGCCCAGCGGCAAAGCTCCCGCCCGCCACATTGCGGACCTTCAGGTACCCAGTCGCTGGCATAGCCGCGCCAGCAGCCGTTACCGTCCCACCGACGCGAGTAGACATCACACACAGCAATTCAGCAGTAACACCGCTGGAGGATATTACCGTTCCAGAAGCGGGTACATTCCCAGAACCAGAAGTGAATGCAATTAGCTTTACGTTTAAGCCAGAAATCGTAAGAGTTCCGCCTAAGTTAGCTGACAAGTTAATATTACCAAACGGCCCAGTTGCAGTGGACGTATTTGGTCCATATCGAGTATCTGAGTCGATTGTTAAATTACCGCCATTGACGTTATATGTGTCATTACCGCCCTTACCAGTCAGGGCGGTCATATTGGTGGTCGTTGTTATCGTGAAGGTTGTCATTTACTACCTCAGTTTTATCCATTTGTCTAACGGGCACTTGGCCTCTGTCAGGACAACCTTGCCAGCAAGAACACATTTACACTTACCACATACATCAGCTCCCATAACAACAACGACCTCCGGGCACTTTTTACAGATAGCCCTTCGGTCTTGTTGCTGTTGCTGGGTAGCAATGTATGTCATAAGTGCTCCAAAAGGGTGTGAGTCTAGCTCACACCCTTATAGGACTACTTAAACGCCTTGACCCAAGCCCATGCGCGAACGCATTGCGCCACGGAACACTGCACCGATAGCGGAACAGTCAATGTCCATTACTTCGGCTTTGGTGACGAAGTGGCCATGCTCATGCTCATTACGAGCGTCAAGTTCTGCAACGGCGGCATTGGCGGCGGCAGCAGCGGCAGCAGCGGCAGCGGCTTGAGCAGTAGCAGCAGCGGCAGAAGCCAATGCGGTCTGGGCAGTAGCAGCGGCAGCGTCAGCAGTTGCCTGAGCAGCAGCAATACCGGCAGCTGAAGTGGTGAGGCCTTCAATAGCAGCTTGCAGAGCAGCGATTTGAGTCGCAGTAGCGGCATCAGATGCTTGCAGGTTAGTGATGGCGGTAGCTTGTTCAGCAATCGCAGCAGTCAGTGCGGTACAGTCGCAAGGTGTTTGGGCACCAGTGCTGTTCTGGATAGCAACGATGCTCTGGCTCAACTGGTCAACGGCAGACTGAATCGAAGAAATGCTGGACTGCAGGGCAGCATCAGCATCAAGGCGATTCTGGGTCTCAGCAGCCAAGGCAGCTTGAACGCCAGCAACAACAGCAGCCAAGTCAGCAACAGCAGTAGAGCCTTCCAGGGCCTCAACGCGAGAGCCGATACTAGTGATAGCAGCCAAGATGGATTGTGCAGAAGCAGCGTCGCCAGCGGTGTTAGCCGACAGCAAGCTGTTCAGGGTAGCGATTTGTGCTTGAACAGCAGCAATATCAACACCTTCCAAAGCCAATACGGAATTGACCTTTTCGTTTACGGCTTGACCAACTTCGTCACCGAAGGTAGCGGCCAAACACGAGACCAAGCTGGCCAGGTCGTCGTTGTAAGTGGAGACATTGCGACCGTGGTTGTCTTGGTCAGAGTGAAAATCATGTGACATAATAAAGTTCCTGTATGAAAAAGCCGCTACTTACGCGAGCGGCGTTGCGTCTTTATCGCAAGCAGTCCCGTCTAGCACTGCTTGCAATTGTTGAATTCTGGCCACCTGAGCAGCAACCTCAGACTGGATGATGCAGCGAAGGATGTCACCCACTTGGGCCCCGACATCCAACATAATGCACTTCAGCCGTTCTTCCATTTCGTTCATAATTCAGTGATTCCAGTAAGTTGACCGCCTGAATTATAGGTGAATGTCTTGGTTTTTACCGTAAGCGCACCGAGAGTCTGCACAATTTGTGTCAGTACCCCGGTAGAGTATGTGAAAGACTTTGCCGTGCCATCCGAGTAATCAATCCGAACAAGCTCGCCACCTGAACCGTAAATAAAGGTCGGAGACTTGAGTGGGTCATCGGTATTATTGACTTTATGGGCTATCAGCCCGGTGCTGTCACTGATGTACAGGTCGAAGCCCGTGCCCCGACGCACCGCATAGATGGTGTCGGGGGTGAGGGTCGCCGGCAGGGCGGAGACCTCCTTACGGGCGTACAGGATAGTCGTCATGGATTACCAAGCGGCGTTCGCCCAGTTCGCGCCAACTGCTGTGCCGTTGTACGTCATAGAGCCGGTACCGTCCTCACCAATCTTGGCCAGCTGAGCCGCATTGGCATGGCTATGGCGGCGGGCCACTGCATCATCAATATCAGCGACCACGCTGGAGGGGCGACCAACGATGTTGGACCACTGCAAAACGATGTCCATACTCTCTGCCTCGGAGGCCTTCACCCAAGAGGTGGTGCCTGGGTTGTAGAGGTAAGTCGCGCCGCCGGCAGTAACCGTGGTGTCACCTGTGGCGTTGATAACGTAGACCCACTTGGCAGAGGTCAGTGGCAGCATTGCATCACGAGCCGTGATGTCCGCTACGATGGTCAGCTGATTACCGCCGCTCATGGCGGAGGAGATCATGCCAGCTACGTCGGTCTCATTGAGCACATGGCGAGCTGCAGTACCGGCGCTGTTGACGACGAACAGTTCCACGAGGTTGGGGTTAGAAGCTACCGATACGGCATAGACCGCGTTGGCTTCCAGCGTTCCGGGCAGAGCCGTTACTTTGTAAAAATTGAGTGTAGTTGCCATGATATTTCCTTACCAGTCAGGTGTGTTAGCCCACTGTGTGTGAGCGAAAAGTCCCCCATCAACACCGAGCACAAGCTGATTGCCTGCATCCGTGCTGAGGGGTGTTGTATTTGCAGGCCCCATGGGGCCTTGAGGTCCTTGCATTACTATCTCAACAAGCATAGTCGCAGGCGCTGAGATTTCGAGCACCTCTACTGCCGGTACGATAATCTCTACGACTTCTGCTGTCATAGAGTCGCATCACGGACAATGTTGAGGGTACTGGAGTCATAAGTCTTGACCCGGCCGACTCCACCCGGACTAGCAGGGTAAGTCACCTGTAAATCAAATCGGTGGGGACCAATCGGTAGACCCATTACGGAAGCAGGTGCGAGCAGGTCAATGCGTCCAGCAAGCGGTGTCAGTGTGCAGTAAGCGGATAGGTCTACTTCTAGACTGCCGTTGGGGTCTCGAATTTGGAAAGCTACAGTCGCCCCAGTCAGGTCGAGCGGCACTAGCGCGGCATCCTTCAGAATGTAGCTGCGCTCAAAGGTATCGCCGCGAGTGTGTGAAACTATGCTCATCGTGCGATTCTAGCGGTTTCGCTAGAATCTTGGGTGCCATTTTTCAGTAGCTACGGCTTCGCTGGCGGACCCTTTGGCTTCGTAGGGGTCTTTGGTGTGAGGGTCTTCTCTACCGCTGAGGTACCGCTTGTAGGATTGGCAACAGGCGCTGCAGCCGCCGTACTGCGGAATAAAGTGCCGCTCTTAGGTGTGTAACCTGCAGGAGGCAACTGACCCGTCAACTTCAAGCAGGCCTCCTCATCGGAAATCATGCCCAACGATAGCAAGTCCAGGATGCGGGACTGCTCCATTGACCTGAAAGCCTCCAACTCTTTGGAGGGGCGTAGGTCAAGTTCCTCATAGGCAAACTCTACGTACCCGTCTATACCCATGATGCGAATAGCTACCGTCAGTGCTCGGCTATAAGTCTCATTGAGCTTTCGGCGCAGCATATCCGCAGACTTCAGGTACAACAACGACTCTGTAGAACTGGCATTGGCCGAACTGCCAAACCCAAGGGCCACTGGCAGTGTCTTCACCCCAGACACCAACTTGGCATTCAGCACCTTCTGCACCTGCTCCAAGATTTGACCCGGTTGGTGGCCGCCATCCAAGTAGGAATAATTGACCATATCAAAGGACACAAGCGCATCCTCTGGATTCAGCCCGTTAACTGTGGTCTGTACTGCTGCAATCACCGAGTTCTGGTACTCCGCCCACTTCACAGGGTCAGCCAGAATTTCTGGAGGAGTCATCTTCTTCATCTTCTCGCTATCAATACTGGCAGACAGGCGCGGAAGAATAGCCCGCTTGAGGGTCCTACTCATGTCCTGATCGAACTCAATATCAGCGATAATGCTCTTAATAGAGGACTCAAGGGGAGAAGTAGGGTGCAACTTGGACGAACTTTGGTCAACACTGGTGTAGATAATCGTAGGTAAATCTAAATCAATCTCTGTACCCCCAATGCGCTGCTTGATCTTAAATGAATTCTCTTCTTCATAGAAAATCAGGGTGGGAATCGCAATCACGTTGAAACTTGCTGGAACCCGTGCCTTATCCAAGGCCACTTCCAGGCAGTGTGCCCCCTCCAGCAACAGGTCTCTGGCCAAGGTCTCTGACAAGCTCTGCAGCCCCTGCTGTACACCCATACTGCCGTCTGCATTACCGAGGTAAGTCAAGCGCCGCAGCAACTCGTGCGCCAAGGCTGTTGCCGCTGGGTCCACTTGTCCGTCCAAGTTGCGCCCCACCACTGTGAAATTCTCTGGAATACCTGTGCGAATGGCAAGGTAAATGGCCGCAGACATCTCCCCGGACTGCACACTAGCCTCTTGCAGCACTTGGGAAGTCGTAGAGCGGCTACGCAGGTCAACCAAGCGGTCAAGACTGCGTAAATTGCGGTCTTGGCGCGGCACTGCGCTAGTCGTCGGCGTGACATTGCGGCGATAACCTGGCAAGGCCTGCGGCGCATTAGGCGCTTTCGGCAGTGGTGGCGGTGTCAGTGTAGACGCTTGGAAAAATGACTTGATTGATTCAAACATAGGGGCTCCGGGGTTTGGGCCGATTCTAACAGAGGTGCTTGGAAATCTTCGGATTCTAGGGCTCGTGGGATGGTCCAGCTGTAGCGGTTGAGGCGCTGGTGGACTCGGCTGTACGGCAGGCCAGCAACCTCGCACGCTTCCGCGAGGCATATATTCTTGCCGATATACGAGACAAGTCGGTTGTTTCGCTTGTTCCGGCCTTGTTCTATTCGAGTCGCCCACACACAGTTCTGGGGGCTATACCCTAAGTTATTGTCTTCCCGTTCCAGCGTGAGTCCGGGCTTATGGCTAGGTGCCATGTCAGAAATAAGGTTTCGAATGTCATGCCACCTTTCGCAGACTCTGATTCCGCGACCACCCCAATCGGCAAACTGCTTATTCTCGGGGTTGTAGCAGCGGCTCATCATGTTGTGGTGTGTCGCATAGAGTGGGTGCTTTTCGAGCCCGTGAGTTGTACGTGCAGCCGCTGAAACCTCCCTACTGTAGCACCCACAACTCATGGTATTGCCTCGGCGCAGTTCATTCAACACAACCCGCCTCTCAACACCACAATCACATTGACACAACCACCTGCGATTAGACTGGCTGCAACTTTGCCCAGCAACTTCCTCAACAAGCGTAAGCCTGCTATACTTGTCACTCGGAAGGTTCTTTTCCCTACCTTTTGGTGCTGTTCTATCTGGAATTGGTGAAGAAAATTCTACTGTCATGTGGAGCTCCATTTGAAAGTGGTAGGCCCAACGGTGAAAATTCCGCTGTGGCACGGTACATCAGGCCGTCCACTATCAAATGAAGCTTCAGGCCACAGGTTTAGGCTTTTCACAGCCCTGCAAGAATTCTACCACAACTACTTCCGCACCGTAAAACTCGTCACGAGGGGGACCGCGCCCGCGTTCGTCCAGCTTCCGGCGGTCCCGCGCAACAGGCAGGCCGTCAGCAGGTACATCAAGCTGAAGTGGTAGTGGTCCTCATGGTCGGTTTTTTTCCAGATGTGGGTTAACTCATCACGAACGAACTCTTGGGCCCTTTTCAATGAAAGCATCTGAGACATAAACTTTGCATCGTCGCCGGACCGGTGAATTATGATTTTTCGCTCCTTAAAGAGTGAAAGGACTTTATCAAGCATGGCTGTGCGGGCAATCTTTACCAGGCGTAAATTCAGCTTTCCTTCTTCCTTGTCCTCCTCCTTTTGGTGGCTGGTGAACAATTCAGGGTTCTTGGAACTGGAAAACATAGCACCCCAAGCTCGGGGGTCGTAGTCCGTGATCTTGGTTATCAAGTGTGTTTCCGGCTGTGTATCATGCACACTCACCACCACCTTGAACTGAGCACACAACTCTCGCCTACGCATCTCAAATATGGAGAGTGGTATAGCCTCTCGGTGTACCGTCAGCAGTGTGCCATCCGCTGTCAACCTGCCGATAGTCACATGGCATAATTGACCCATATCAGCCCCAAGACAGTGTAACTCGCTTGAATCTAGCGGGCTGTCCACAAGCGCAGCTTCAAGGTCTTTCAAAGTAATCTGCTCGTTCTCTTCTTCAGCCACCTCCCCCAAGCACTGGTTCAGGAACTCTGAGCGCTTGGTAAATTCCGTGCTTACCCGCACGAAATAGCTGGGTTTCAGTACCTCACAGGCTGTCGCAGGGCTGATGTAGTAAGTGTGCGCCTCGTAATTATCATTATCGTTCTCACAAACCCACTCCATGCTAGTCTCTTTCAACTTGGGGTCCCTACCACACTCCGGGCAATTCCACCGGGCCTTTTGCCAAGCAATATCCTTGATGGATGTGGCAGTAATGTCCGTCATATCCCCAAGAAATCCCGGAATCACGATGTCAGTGTGAAAACTCGGCATCCACAAGTGGCTGCAGCAGCCGCACTTCGCCATGTGCCGGTAGCGCTTGGAAGTCTCAGCTTCCTTGCTGATGCCGAGCCCTCCAATCGTTGGGGTAGAGAATTGCTTGACAATCTGGAGTTTTGAGGCTTGTAGGCGTGAGCGAAACTGCTTCACCGTGTCAGGGTCGCACCTGTCCAGCTCGTCGAGCACAAGGCAGTCAGCACTAATGGACAAGGCTGCGGTCTCGCTCTTAGTACCTCGTGTAAATAGGAAGTTCTGCCCTATCTTTTTCAGTTCAACAGAGTCAGTATCCTTATCGACCATGCGTCTCAATGCAGGTGACTCGTTTATAAGTGGGTTGACTTTTGTAGTGGTCAGCTTACTTGCATCTCCAGCACTCGGGAGGCCGTAGATTACATTAAACTTTGGCTGAGTAGCCATCCCGGCTAAGAAATAGGCGATAGTTGAGGTTGTAGCCCCGATTTGAGCCAATTTTACGATGTTTGTCGCCCTACTTGTGTCGTTTACGATGTCTTTTTGGAACTGATAGCCGTTCTTGAAGGACATGCGGCGACCTTCCAAGTAGATGTTCTTCTCGATATAATCTGACAAATTATGTAGGTGATACCTGTTGGACACATCATCCACAAGTCTTTGGAAGTGTTCTGTAGCCAAGTTCATAGCTTCAGCGCCCCCTTATACGTGTCAAAGAACTCTTGCTGTAGGTCTGGGAACTGTTTTAGGCTGTGGCTGAGTGCCATTTCCACTCGTTTTAGCTCCTCCAACGTATGCAGGTCGCTCTGCAGTTTCACAAGTTGGGAGATGACTGACCCGATAGCGTTCAAGGCCTGTACCCGATAATTCAAGGGCTCCTCTGACAGTTCAGCGTCTTGCAGCATGTCCTTGGCCTTCTGGTACTGGCGCAGAAGTTCAGTGTGTAGGTCAAGTGGGCCCTCCTTGGGCTCTGGGGGCGGTGGCGCAGCTTTCTTTTGCGCGTAGATTTCGTCAAGCGATGCCATTTTTGTACTCCTTCAGCCGACGGAAAAAGGTTCTGGGGCTGGTGAATGACAAGGCCGCCGCCTGCTTTGCTGAAATCCCTTGGCTCAGGTACTGTGCCACGATCTGATTTTGGAATTCGATTCGGGTTCGGCGTAGGAGTTTGGGGTCACGTCGCGGTTTGCGTGCTGGCAGGCTTTTGCCCACCCAAGATTCACTGTATCCAAGGTCCTTTGCGAGCTGGCGCACAGTCAAGGTTCGGTTGTACAGCGCGTCTAGCTGTTCGGGTGTGACGAGTTGGGCAAGGGTCTTACGCATGTTGGGGTTCTTGTTGGTGTCATTGTGGCAGCATTGTACAGGGTTTGGGGGAAATGGCAGGTTTGGGGGAAATGGCAGGTTTGGGTTGTTTGTTGGGCCGTTTTGTTGGGCCGTTTTGTTGGGCCGTTTTGGCAGAAAAATTGGCGAATTTTTGAGGGGCCTGGACTGGCGCGGCCGCCTTCCTGGTTTATAAATGGTATACGTCACTTAACATAAAAACCCCTACAATGTCAACATTTATTTTGTTGCATAAAAACAACACTCCCTGGTAGCATACAGCTTAAGCCTAAAATGCAAAAATAAAATTAAAAATACATGTACAACCCTAAAATTACATGTATAATAAACACATGCCGATAAATTAGGGTTTACCTAAAACGGCTAACTTATGAAAGTCAATCATGTTCAAAGTAACTACGTTTCAGGGCTGGGCCATTGATGCTAAGGGCAGCCGCGTCGGGGTCTATACGGGTATCGGCCAGGTTTCCGGCACCGATCTCTTTACCAATGTCATAGAGGGCGACCGAGTTGCCATTCAGCTTGGTGCCAGTCGCTCTTTCGGGCACTCGAACTGGGTAATGGTGGGGCTGGCATCGGACGAAACCAATGCTCAGACCCTTGTGGCATCCTTGCTTAACTCCCCGTATTGCGGTGACGCCCTCGCAGCGGCCCAAAACTATGATTTCGGCGGCCTGGTGTTCATCATCAACGCCCATGAGGGCGAAACCAAGGCTCGCTTGCTGGGGTTTGTGTCTGACGTTGCAGCCATACTGCGCCGTGATAGTCAGTGGGTGTTACCTCAATGAACCCGACTACATTCTTGGCTTTGCTACCACGAGAACTGTACCGAGATGCTGTCAATTTTGCGGTGTCTCGTGACTTTTCGGGGCTGGCCTGTGTATTTAACGTACCTCTTACAGAGGCTTTGATTGATGTTGCTGCGCTGTTGCGTGGGGAAGTGCCAAAAATATGAAAAACCATTTTGAACCCTTGACAAGTGACCCATATCGCCTATCAGATTTTGTGATTGTTGCTCTTTCGGTGATCGGTGTGATTGTGATTTTGTGGTTTTGACAAGCGCAGAACCAAGCCCAAAAAGCAACCCTATAAGCCTACAAAATTATTCTGTTGTTTAGGAATAAGAGCCTAAAACCCTCAAAAATCAGTACCCACAAGCCTTGTAGGGTCAATTTTTTATTTTATTCCTAACCAACAGGTTATTTTATCTCGACTTTGCAACAGTAAAACCCCCTACAAGTTGTTGATTTATAAGGCTTTTTACTATTACTAACAAACAGTTCATCTTTATTAAGAATATAAGACGGTCGATTTATTTGCTTAAAATTTTTTTAAGTGCTTATTAAAAAGGCATTTTTAGAGAGTCCTCGACCGTATACTACTTTCAACAAAGATGAAACAGAGTAATTCTCATGCAAAAAACCCTCACAAAACTCCTCCCACCACTACCCTCCGGCCTGCGAGCGCCGAAACGCTCCACTTTGGACGCCCTACATGGGCTATCAGCTTGGCTCCCGAGGCTCGCAGTCGAGACCTTCGTAGCAGACGACGCATACCCAGACCAGCTGATACCCTCCGACTGGCCTGGTGTGAAGCCTGACATCCTGTTGCAGCACCGACGACAGATCGACAGGTGGAAAAGCGGCTGGGCCGCTGCTGAAATCGAGATGGTTCAGCCCATGCCTGCAACCTTCTTGGTGACAAAGACCTTGGAATCCTTGTTAAACCCCGAAAAGACCCGCTTACGGGCTGTAAAGCTAAAGCAGGCCCGAATCTGGGTGGGGCAGTGCGCTACCTGCAAGAAACACACCTTGGGCTTGAGCACCTACTTTTTACAGGGAGGCTGCTGCCTGCACTGCGGCACTGCTCGCAATGCTGGGGGGATAAACGGTTCCGATATAAGTCGCTCAGGGTTTCACAAATTCCTTGCGGGGACCTACCCACTGAACGGTCAAATACACCTGCTCTCAGCCAAGAATCTTGAGCAAGCCCAAGCACTGAGCCTAGAGAAAGGCTACGCTTGGGTGGTCTCCCTGCACACCGCGAAAAAGATCGGGGCCAAGAGCATCCCACTCCCAAGCGCCCCTGCCCCAGACCGACCCAAAGGCGCTTGGTCTTTCCCCTTGGATGACTTCCCCGAGGACTGGGAGCAAGTGTCCGAACCTTGGGAAGGGCCAGCAGGTGAAAACCTAGCATGGTTCAAACCCTGGTTTGCCGAGCAAGAGCAGACCTACACGACTGAGACGCCCGCCAAGCCTGCGCCTCCGACCATCAGCTTTGACGACTTCATGTAACCCACAATGACCACCATAACCCTGCACAACCGCACCACAACCATGTCCCTACCCATGGCCATCCGTCACATCGGCGTACCCTTGGCTCGGGGCAAGCCCTTCACCGTGACCATAGAGCACAAAGGAACGACGCAGGCGAATGTTTACGACGCAACTGGAACCTTGGTATCACTTGGACACAGAAAGCCCGCCACGGCCCGATTTGAGGCCGTGGCGGAGGCAGCCTAACCTAACCACACCCTATGAAAACAACACTCAACCAAATCAGAGCCAAAAGCCCTTGCACAAGCGGCTGGACAAAACTCCTGAAACACCTCAACAAGATAACCGCAGACGATGAACCCTTGGAAGTTCTCACAGTCTTGGAGTCCAACGGACTCGATGACGCTCTCTGGTGCTTGCGAGCAGTCGAGGGCTATGACAAAGAGAAGCGCTTGTTAGCTGTCGCCTTTGCAAGGGAAGTCCAACACCTGGTGACCGACCCGCGAAGTCTTGTAGCGCTTGACGTTGCTGAACGCTTTGCTAACGGCGAAGCTACATTGGAAGAGTTGAATGCTGCTGCTGCTGCGGCTGCCACTGCCGCTGCTGCCGCTGCTGCTGCTGCTGCCGCTGCTGCCGCTGCTGATGCCGCCTATTCTGCCGCTGCTGCTGCGGATGCTGCCGCTGCTGCCGCCTATTCTGCCGCTGATGCTGCTGCCGCCTATTCTGCCGCTGATGCTGCCGCTGCTGCTGCTGCTGCTGCTGCGGCTGCTGCTGCTGCTGCCGCTGCTGCCGCTGCTGATGCCGCCTATTCTGCCGCTGATGCTGCTGCTGCTGCTGCTGATGCTGCCACTGCTGCGGATG